CGCTTTTCGATGTCCTGCATCTTTGCGCGGGCAGCTTCCAGCTCCTTATTCTTCAGGTCAATCTTTTTCCGGAGCATGAGCGCTTTCAGAGCCATTTTTCAAAGCCTCCTTCATTCTTACTTTCCAGGCTTCCATCTCGCGCTTCTTGTGCTCAGCACACTGAGCGCTGCGGGCCTGGATGTTGGTTTCTTCGTAAGCGGGAAAGGTACAAACGCTGACTTCCCAGAGCTTAACCTTTCGGATGGTCCAGTGGCTGGTGCCGTCGTCGCGGTATTCGGCTTCCTCATCGACGATATCAAAACCGATGGAACACTGCGACACGTCGCCACGTTTGACCCGCTGCCATGTGTTCATAGCGTCCTGATCGTTCGGATTGATCAAGACATCTGCCCACAGACCATGGTCGTCCTGGCGGAGTTTAAGCGTGCCCGCCATTGTCCGTCCCAGGACAAGCGTCGTGTCGTGATTAGTAAGCGCCCGGATATCTTCGTTCTCTGCACCATCGAAAGCGTGCGGGGCAATGGATTCTGTCATGCCTGGCCAGATTTCGTAGATGCTATCAAAAACGGCGAAATAGCCCTCGATGTGAGGATTATTGTCGCCGTCTTCCCTCGTAGTGAAATTAGTGACGACAGCACGCAGCTGCCGCATCTGATTGCGATCCATCGTGTTGTCCTCCTTTACTCAGTGCCGACCAGTTTTTTCTGTTTTCCAGACATGTCGGCAGGGATATAGTTCTCAAGAATTTTGTATTCCTTCAGGCCCGCCGGAGCCATGTGCATCCGGTCGCGCCACTCGTCGCCATTCACATAGCCACGATCAGCGCCGGCCAGAAGGATGTCCGATGTGCTCTTCAGGTCGTAATCCATCAGGCTCCACAGGTTGAACTGCAGGTACCACTTAGGCGAGATGATCAGAGCGCGGGTGAGCTCCTGCTGGATCCCAAGCACAATGCTGCGGACTTTCGTCTGCAAGAAATTGTTCCACTCATCTCGCTTAAACTCGCCGACACCCAGCAGGAAAGCAGGCACACCGATCACAGCGGCCACCGTGCGCTTGTCCATCTGAATATTGTCATTGATAGCAAGGTCAGCCAAGGACAAAGGCCGGACCTGCTCCACCTGAAATGCCTCAGCAGGGATTATCCAGGGCTCTCCCGGTGTTGCCGGATGGATGTAGCTGTCAAGCAGTTTCTTCCGGCCTTCGGGGCTCGCGAATTCCTCAGTCAGGGCATCAACTTTCACGATGATGGAAGGTTTCCATTCCGACCGCAAAAAAGCATTGATCGTTTTCTGACCCTGCTTCAGGTTGTCGACGATGTCTTTGAGGACAACCTGCACGCCCTGTCCTTTCCATGCATAGTGCGGATCAGGATTTAGGGTGAAATGCAGCAGCTCTTCCGGGTCATGCTCAATACCGTCGATCAGGATCCGGTGCTCCATCCTGCTGTTGCCAATATTTTTATAGCTCACGCGATCAGCTGCAATCGGTTCCAGATCATCCAGGATCCCGCCGACAGTGTGCGGAACCACGATGCTGTTTCCATTGCCATGGAGCAGCATGGTCATCACAATGGCTTTCATCCATTTCGTTCTGGTCATGCCCTTGCACGGCTCAATGTCAATCTTCCGGCTCAGCTCGTTGACGATTCGCTTGTCCCCGTCGTCCGTGTTACTCATCAGGTAGATGGTCATGGACGCGATCAGGTCCGCGATCCTCTCGCACGCCGTGAAAACCTCAGGATTGTCACAGAGTCGCGTGTAGCCGGTACAGGAAAGATCATCATCTTTCAGTACGAAACCGATAGCGCCTTTTACATCGCGCTGGTTCCTGGGACGGCCGCGCGGAGCCGTGATAAGGTTGAATAAATCTCTGAAACTCATTTTTTATCCCCTCCAAACCATGCGGCTCCCTTGCTGGATTTTTCCAAATCTTCCAGCATGCGCACAGTAGCAAAAACATCAGCGTCGAAAATGTCGATACGCCGGTTGTCTTCAATCTTCTGGTACTGGATCATGTCGTCCGTTTTTTCCTGAGCGGCGACATTCTGCACACAATATTCATAGGCTTCCGAACCAAAGTAATAAAATTTCTTGTTCAAGCACTTCTCTTCGATCCGCCGAAAGCCCTCAGATTTTTTGTAGAAATACTGAGGCTGGTCAATTACCACGAAACCGGCCTTCTTCATTCCCAGAAAGTATTCCCTGCAGAATTTCCGGTCATGGCCGACCTGCCTGATCTTGAATCCGCGCTCTCTCTGATTCACAAACCATTTCACAACATCGGCATGATTGTTGGTCGGAGCATTGCACATGTCCAACCATCCATCGTCCTGCCACCCGAAAAGCGGGATGTTATCCTGGTCGGCCTTTATATGAGCCGCCACAATCGGGAACCAGCAGTGCGGGAAGCAGATATCGATGTCCTTATAAGTCCCATGCAGAACAGCTGCAGTCAGGTCATGCAACTTGGACAGGTCCGCGCCTCCATACCATTTCACGGGCAACTTCAGGACATGGGCAATTTTCTGCTCCAGTGTCCAGGCAGGATCAATGCCCAGCTCAGCCTCAGCAGCTGCATTGCTGGCTCTGAATTTGTCAATGTCGAAGTATGCCTTCAGCGAGGACACGAAAACATTGATCTTCTTCGCGAAGAAGTCTTTCCGCTGCTGAGGATCATTCAACGCCTGCATTGAATCGTTCAGGATGTCTTCCGGCCGGATCGTAACGCCATAGGATGGATTCGCCATCTCATGGATCTTGGGATTGGTGTAATCAATCTCGCCTGTCGTCGGATCTGGATCAGCACAGCAGATGAAGATGAAATACTGGTCATCCTCAATCACACCGTTGAGCACCTTCCGACAGTACTCGACGCGCTGGGCCAGGAATCCGGTGCCATCGTCGCCGGCAGTCGAGATGCCGATTACCAGCTTGTTGGCATAAGCAGCAGTAGCCTCCCGGAGAATGTTGTACTGTTTCGGCCGCTTATAGGCGTGCATTTCATCAGCAATGACGGTATTACAGTTAAATGAATCCTGACCGTCGGGATTGCTGGCCAGTGCGTTTAGGCTTACGGATCCACCAGCAATGTCCTCATTCTCGATCTTGTGCTCCATGTTATTGTCGAGCACCCGCCAGCCGTCTTTCTTGGCCTGCGCCAATCCAGGATACATGTGATGCTCGATATTGTAGGACCAGCTGTCGAAAGTTTCCTTCGCCTGCTTCAGAGCAGCGCCGACCACGTACGTGACCGCTCCACTCTTCCGCTGGAGCACGGACATCGCGAAGGATAAGGCCGCCACGAAACTTGTTTTCCCGTTTTTACGCGGGATGAAAATCAGCGCTTCATGCACGACTCTGAGCGAGGTGCCCGGATGGTAAAAACACAAAATGCCGTAGCACACAAATTTCTGCCACGGCTGGAGCAGAAGCGGCTTGTCCTTAAAAGGAACGCCGTTCATGTCCTCACCCTGTCGCTGCACCCAGGTGCTCTCGATCAGACCGATCACGAAGTCTGCGTCGCGAGGATTCCATTCGTACTTTTCCTGCATCCGCCTGAAGCGATGGCAGGCGAGAACACGGTCATGGTTTGCGAGGATCTTCCCGGAGATCACGCCATCGACATAGGCATCCACTTCTTTGATGTACTTGCCAGTGTAAACAGCCATGTTTACGCCAGCTTTCTAAGCGCGTCAGAGAGCACAGAAGACTGCGGAAGATTTTCCTGTGCATTCAGTCGTTTGATCGCCATGGGCGTGAGTCCGAGTTCCTTCTGGTACGCCAGAATATCTTTCCTAAGGTTTTCGAGCGTAGCCACGGTGCCGGATTTTTTCGTGCCGCCGTTATCAGTGACTTCCACCGGATTCATTCCGGATTCAATCCAGGCTTCGCTGATTTTTTCGTACTGATCCATCAAGCCTGCACAGATTTCGACGGTCACCATGTACTCTGGCTTCCAGATGCCCAACTTGGTCATGTAGCCCTTCAGGCGCCGCTCGTTTTTGGACAGTTTTGCCACGCTCTCACCTCCTCAAAAAAGTTTTAAAAATCGCTCCGGGGAGGGAAGGTTG